AGTTCTCGTATTTACATATGTAATATCCATATGATCTAAATCCAATCCAGAACCTTTTAATCTTACTCCCATGTCTGCAAAATACTGATTTATTTGATCTTTTGTACCTATTGGCAGTTGCATCAGTACTTGTGTCAACATAGGGTTTGCTAAATCCTGCTGTAATCTTTGTAAAAAGCTAGTGCTTAATTGTAATTGACCAACAATTAAATTATCTACTTCATCTTTAAGAACTGCTGTTTTTTCAAATAAATTCTCAGATAGTTTATCACTAATTTTTTCAAAGTTTTCGCCACCCTGTATTGGTGCCGTTTTTGTAGTATATTTTACAGTCACTTATAAACCTTGTACATATCAAGTATTCTCTTGATATAATCTGGGAAATCTATATTTCCTTGTATGGAGCTACTAACTTGGTTAGTAATACTAGCTCCTGCTATGTTCATTCTTTCTTTTCTTTCATCTTTTAAGTAGTATTTTACCAAATCAAAACATGCTAGTTTTACATCTGATGGTGTAGAAGCATAGCCTGCTTTATAAACTACTTTTACTGCTTTTCTTCCTTTCGGAAACATTTTGTCTGCTGTGTCTGTTGTTCTAAAAATTGTGTCGGACTCTAAGTCTACGACATAGTCATATTTTCCACTTGAATCTGAGTTTTCGCTTATTAATGTAACATAGCTATCAGCTTGTGAATCTCTTTCTTCTACTGATACTATGGAGACAAGTGGGCTTTCGTCTAACATAACTGCATTTGTCATGTTATCTTTTATATCAAAATATTCTGTTTTATTTGAACTATAGTAGTCCAAAAACGATAAACCACAGTATCTTTTTACTGCTTGGCTTATTGATGGTATAATAACATTAATCTTAGCGTCCTCACTAAGACCGTTTATTCCAGCAAAATCTTTGTACTGCTGTAAGGTTATTAAATTTGTTCCGCCTGTTATTACTGCCATATCTTAAAAAGGTGGGGTTTAAGGTAACCCCACAGAACCATCATAAAGCTATTAACTAGCTTTGTACATGTAACCCCACTTGGAAGTTGCACCATCAATAAGATCAGTAAATCCTAATCTTTGTGAAGCCACTAGGACTCTTCTTTGGTTTGCTACTTCGTAGTCAGATTCAATTGTAACACCTCTTAATCTTGGCATTACATAATTTCTTGGGTATACAGCTATCGCTGCAAACTTTGAAGTTGCTGCTGGTGCGAATTCATCACAAAGGATAACTCTTGAACCGAACACTTGTCCGATTTCACCTGATAGCTTTGTAGACATATCACCGACTAGGTTAACGTCTTGGAATTCACCATCTTCCAATAGTTGGAAATATGATGCTTGAGATACGACATAAACAACATCTGCTGGATTTACACCGTACTTACCCATATTCTTTCTCATTGCAAGTAACTCAGCTGCAGTCAAAGTATCTGATGCAAATGCAGTAGCACTTTGTGTAAAGTCTGAATCGTTTCTTGCTAGGTGACATAAACCTTCAAAAGAAGCACCAGATGTACCGAAAGCACCATCAGCGTCGTCACCGACAAGAATAGCATTTTCAATTGCTCTAGCATGTGATCTTACCATTTGCTCTCTAATTAAAGGTAGAATTGGCATGATTGCATCTTCTTCAGTTTCATTACCTAAGTATGATTGTGAAATTAGTTTCTTAGTAGAAAGCGTTCTTTCTGTTAAATCAACACCGGCAAAAGGCGCACCGTATGCGTCCCCTCTTTCTTCTAAGTTACCGTGTGGTGATGAACCAGAAGCTGCTTGTGCAGAAGCAAATTCTGCATAACCACTATCTGGTAGAATTGGTACTATCATGTTTGCAGAGTTCATAACGATCTCTCTAAACAATGGTGCCAGTACTAATTCATTTTGGATATCTCTTTCTACGTTTGTTGAAACGATTTGTTCAAAGTCAGCACTAGAAACTGCAACACCTGAGTGTTCGTTTACTTTGTTCATGACTGATTTTGCATAATCATTGTCCCAACCTTTACCAGTGGCTACACCAGCAAATTTTGCATCAAGAATGTCTGTCTCAAAAGCTTTTTTCCAATCTGCATTACTTCTATCAGAGAATACTCTTTTAGACTCTCTCATATTCATAATCTCATCAGATTTTTCTGCCAACTTAGATTCAAGTTCCTTAACAACACCTTCAAAATCTTCGTGTTTTTCATTAACTCTACTTTCTAGATCGGACATTAACTTTTCAGCGCCAGTCATTACTGATGTCACTATAGTTTTTTGCTCTTCCTGTTTTGCTTCTACAGCAGCCTTTTCGTCAGCCTCAATAGCTTGCTTTTCGTCAAACTCTTTAGCTTCTTTGGCTTTCTGCTCTGCTTGAGACATTGCAAATTTAGCAGCAGTTTCAGCCGCTACTTTTTGTGCAAATTCTTCAAGATTGAAGCCTTCAGGAGTAACATTTTTTACATCTTCCGACATAATTTTCTCCTCTTGGGATTTCTCCCCACTTGGCTGCTTTACTTCAACAGCGTCTGCTATTTCAGTAGAGCCAGCCCTTAAAGACTCATGAAATTTTCTGTAATCTGCCTCATTGTCAAAACTTTTTGCTAATGAAAAAGTTGCTCCTTGGTTACAAGGAACTGAGACAACAGATACTTCAAATAATTCTGCGTCCTTGATTCTATATCCGTCAGTTTCGGTCATATATTCGGCGTCCTTGACCTTGAAACCGACACTAAAGGCACCAAGGACTCCCTCTTTAACTAATTCTTTAACATCACCTGCAGACTTAGCAATCTTTGCATGAAGTTGTAAACCATTCTCGTCTACACTTAAGCCTTTTGCTCTGCCTATAGGTTTGTTATAGTCATGATTAAATAAGATGATTGGATTATTCATGTAGTTTTCTAAACCACCATTTTTTACCCAAGCATCATGTTCTATTATATCTCCTGCTCTATCTAAAGCAGTAGTACTAGCAGATCCTTTAATTTCTACACTGCCGTCTTCTTGTTCGCCAAGATTTTTGAAAGTTGAAACGAAATTAAAAATTTTATTACTCATCTTCTACTACCTTTTTCGCTACCTTTTTAGGTGCTGCTTTAGTTTCAGGTTTAACTGTACCAATTTCTGGAAAATGTTTATTTACGAAAATCTCCATTCTACTCCAGGAATTAAATACTCTCTTTACGATTAACCATCGCATAGGAGTATCTTTTGCTGCTTTATACTCTTTGATAGAAAGTATTTTACCTTTCTTCATGAAGTACTCACCCAGCTTGTTTATTGCTGACATTCTATTCGTCATTATTTTCTCCTTGTTCGGGTCTTCCGCCCTCTTCTGGATTTACCGCTGAACCTGCTATATTTGCAGGAACTCTAGGGGTATCAAAACCACTCACACTTTCTTTACCAAGTGCTTCTCTTGCTTCATTCGGTGTCAATATACCTGTGTTTACAAGTGTTGCATAGTATGAAGCTTGATCTCTCAACTCAGGTTGTAGAGCTGGTATTCCAGTTAAATCTTCACTTAGACCAAAACCAAAAAATCTTTCAAAAGATGAAGTTATCTTTTTAACTATTGGTAACACAGTCTCTAAGTAATAAAGTCTGTGGTTAGGTCTTATGTTTGCATTGTTACCACCGTCCATAAGGATTGGTGGTATTCCCATTGCCTCTAATATTATTCTTTCATTTGCTTTTATGGATTCTTGAAAGTCCAATTCCTTAAAATTAATTTCTGTAAGAGCATCAACTTCAATCCCTCCATCTAGAACTAGTGGTCTTCTACCGCCTGTTCTTGGGTTGTATCTCATGCTCCATGCCTGTAACATTCTTTCTTTTATCTTTTCAGAAAGAGTGTTAGGCGATTTTAAAACCAATCCTGGAACTGCACCATTTTTGAAAAAGTTGTCCTGAAAGTCTCTCATGTTTGCTAACAGTTGCATAGTTCTTTCTGCTGGCTTGAGCCTTGGGACTCCTCTATATATTGAATGGAAACTATTTTCCTTTATGTGTATTATTTCTTCGGGTTTATAATCTATACTATTATCATATGTATATTTTTCAACAAAAGTATTTTCATCTGAGTATATGGTTACTTTATCCGCTGGTAAATGATACAAGTGAACGCCATCAAAGTATACAAATATATTACCGTCAATTAGTAAGTCAACTATAAGATTCCTCTTAAAAGAACTTATATCCTGAAAAGGATTTGGTTCTTGATTAAGAAGCATAGCCACTCGTGATCTACGAATGTTCTTAACGTTTCCTACAACTCCATTTATTGGTTCATTAACTATAAAAGGTATCTCGGATACATCGTCAACTATCATATTAACAGCTCTATTTACTACTTCTAATCTCTCAAAAGCGTTTCTATAACTAATTATGTTTTCTCTAGAATCAATGGTCATACCTTCATTTCTAGAAATTACATATTGTGCAGGATTATCTTTTTCAGTCCTGCCTATTAAAAAATCATACCAAGCCATATTTCTCTCTTTGTTTTTCAACCCATTTTTTCATCTTATCAGCATGTATTAGTCTTGGCTTTTTACCATAAACTGAATGTAGCTTCAAGTGATGCTTATGACAAAGCGTTACGGCTTCATCAAGAATTTTTTGTTCGTTCTCTCCTATAAATATTTCGCGAATATTTAGTATATCTTGTTCTGTTTTAACTTCTATGTTTTGTTCTTGCAACCAGGTCTCTAGAAGTTCTGTAAGCCCATAATAATGATGAAAGTCTAATTCTTTAGTATCACCACATATATAGCATTGGTTGCTTTTCTTATACCTTGACTTGGCTTTGTCTCTTACATATTTAACCAAGTCTCTCTTTAATTTCATATTCAACTCTTAATTAGAATTATATCAAAAACTTCACCTATTGTCAAGGAATATTTTTTCAAGGTCTTCATCAAAATGTAGTGGCAGAAGTCTCAAATGTATACAATGCATAACGTAGCGCATCTGCCATGTGAGATGCCATGTTATGTTTTGGTCTTTCTTTCATAAGGTTAGGATTAGGATCCCATTGGTATTGATCTAAACATAAAATTGTTTCTTTACAATGACTACCTACTATTAAATTGTCATTATCTACAATTCCTGCTACTTGACCTATACCATCTAGTACAGATTTTTTAGCATTAATCGTTGTTATATCGTAATTTTGTGCGAAGTCAAAACGAGTTTGCTGCGCGGCGGAATCAATGTAAATGTAATCAATATCCCACTTGTCTATCAGCTTTCGTATTTCAACGGCATGTTGTTCGGTAGTTCTTTCACTATCGTAGTACTCGTCTAAAACGTAATACTTCTTTTCATTCCAATCATAAGCAAGTACGCAAAAAGCTGTAGGATCTTTGTAACCAACGTCCATTCCTGCAAAGATGTCCATGTTGCGACCTTCAAACTCGTCAAGATTGGCTATGCACTTTTCATGATTAAAAGCCCATATTTGCCCCTCAAATACATTGAAGTCTGCCATATATTCTTGATTGAATTCTGCTTCTGACATTCCTTTTTTCGCTTCGCTAATATCTTCTTCGGATACTCGTGGGTTTTCATGCCATGTAGCACGAATAGATGTCCACTCGGGAAACTCTTCAGTAAATCCACGGTAGTAAAATTCTGCAAACCAATTATTTCTGCCTCGTGGCGTAGAGATAAAGATTGCTTTAGAGTTTTCTTTATCTAGTGTTGGACGTAAGGCGACATTAAAGGCGTCCCGACCATCAACCAATGCTGCTTCATCAAAAATAATTAAATCATATGAACGACCAACTACTGAATCAACCTGATTAACAGATCCCATTCTTATAGTACTATGATTACTTAGTTCTATAACTTTATCTTTTGCGTTATCTTTTACAACTTCTAAGTCAAAATGCTTAATGAGATTTCTCTGTAAGTCAAAAGAAATTTGTGATAATGAGTAATTAGGTGACATTAATAGTACATGACTATTAGGAACTAGACACACTAGTTGTCCAATTATATTTGAAATGTAAGTTTTGCCTTGCCTTCTAGATACTGCAGCACATACAAAACGATATTTAGGATCGTTTATAGAATTTATGAGTGCAGTTTGTGATGAATTGGGCTCTATGCCCAAAAGATCAAGATACCCATTGATGGGTAACTTGATAAATCTTTTTTCTGGGTTATACTCCACTAAAGAATCGTGAAGTATGTCTTTTCTACTTAATTCAATCAATGTATTGTTTGTTTATCAAAAAAGTTTTCAGTCTCTTCTAATAAATTTTGCTCCTCTATAATGTTATATAAATATAAATAAGCAGCAGCTACATCTTTAAGTGTTTTTTCTTGGGGTTGTAATTCTCTCTTTGATTCTGTATGAATTAATCTATTTAAAAAAGTAGTGCTATGTTGTAGTGCTTCTTCAAGCCATAGTTTTCTTCCGTCTTCTTCTAATTTTATCATCTTCGTCTTTTTATTCCTCTTACAAATTTTTGTGATTTAGGTGGACGCTTTGTGCTTCCGCCTTTTCCAGCCCATAAAAATTTATTTGCCCAGTATGCTGGTGAAGTTCTTCCTCTAGCAATATTCTTACGATGTCTTGCTTTGAAACTCTTTCTAGCTTCTGGACTATAATTATGACCCATTCCTTGTGCCCCAAATCGGATAATTTTTAACTTTCCGCTGACTCTTGTAGCAACAATCGCTTTTTTAGTACGATGCTTTGGAGTCATCTTTGGTTTATTGAGCCTTGATAAGCCTGCTCGCTTAAGTCTAGCTCTTTCTGCTTTTGTGAGTGCCATCTTTATTTACCTCGTCTTGGTAAAATTCTTCCTGCACTTCTTTTTCCAAATTTAGCTCTTTTTGGATTTTTAGTCTTACCATATTTAGGTCCAACTGCTGACGGTGCTGCTGCATAAAATGCACCCGGGCTGTAAGGATTTTTAGTATTTACTAATGTTCCTGCCGCTGCATTCATTTCGCGAGTAACACCTCTTTTTAATTTGTGTTTACGAATCTTCTGTGTATTATGTACTCCAGTTGGTCCGCTTAAAAAACCGCCTTGTCTAGCCATTCTTCTTCCTCAATGCTCTACGATATACACCGTGAGAGCTACCTGGCATAAATCTCTTATCGGAACCTCTTCCATGTGAGTGTATGCCTTTTAATCCCAGCTTTCTTGCTCTTTTACGAGCTGCTCCAGCTGATTTGTATACATCTTTGTTTCTAATGTATCCTCTGTGTTTAGTTCTGTTTACTGCCATGTTTATTTTTTAGTTTTAGTTGTGTTTCTTTACTATCTAGTAGTTTTTTGTACATCTTCTCTCGCAGTTTACTTACGAGTTTTACGAGTCTTTTTGCGTCTTGTAGTACGTTTTCCATTTCCCATTAATTTTTTACCTAGTTTAATTCTTCGTTGTATTAAACTATTCGGTACTTTTTTGCCTTCCTTATAAAGTTTTGCTATTCTTTTTATAAGTCTTGCAAGGGTAGAGTTGCCGCCATCATATTTTTTTGGCACTCCATGTTTACTATAAGAGACTTTTCTTTTGCTACCTTTTCTTCTTTTTCGTAACACGTCTCTTCCTCGTTCTTCTCTTTATATCGTTATCTTGTGGGTGTCCGCCTTTCATAAAGGAGTTCACTCTTCCGTATGCCCATTGTTGCATACTAACACCTCTTCTAGAGCCAGAGCTTAAAAATGCGCCCTGTCCTCTTCTAAATACGGAGGCTAATTGACCATAAGTATATCTACTATTTTTTGCTTTATTTTTTAGTGTCTTAACTACAGCTGCGCTTAGTGGTCTTCTTTTTCTAACGACCTTTCTTTTTGTAGTACGTCTTTTTCTTTTTATTGCCATTTCTTTCCATACTATTTAAAAGTGCTATCATTTTTCTAGCGCTTTCCTTTGACTTAGCTTTTGCTTTTTTAACAAGTTTACCGTTTCGCATTTTACGATAAACAATTAAGTCTTTAACAACATACGGCATTATTTTGCTTTATTTTTTGCTTCTATTATTTTGTCTTTAATATCAACTGAGCCGTCCCAGTTTTTATCTTTCCCTGAAACTATGTTCCAAAGTTTAACAAATTTTACTTTGATATAATCTATCATTATTTCTCCTTCCTTCTCAATTTGAACAGTTGCTCTCTATCTTGCTGAATAATTACAGGGACTGGAGCTTGATTATTACCACCCTTAGTAAAAGAGGGGTGCGACCACAAATATTCACATTTCTCTTGGCTTTCATTTCTGATAGCCACAAATTCATCAATCGCTTCTAGCGTAAGGTCATCACCCAGTTGATACACGATCACCTCCCAGGGTAAGTTTCTCCAGTTTTGTTCATTCAGCTTCAATATGTCACTGTCAAACTGTATTATTTTAGTTGTTCCATTGGTGTAACTTTCGTAACTCCATGGACATACACGTTTTATAGAGTGAAAATATTCTAACCAATTAACCTCTACTACGTTTCTTCTTGCCACCTTTTTTCTTCTTGCCTTTCTTTTTCATCTTTTTTAAGATTGCTTGCTGTAAGGCTTTTGGTAATTTTTTCTGCTTTGCTGTTAATGCCATAGCATTTACTCCTACTTCCACTTTTCTAGCGGACACGCAGCCCATCGTATTTTAGTTTTGAGGGGCATAAAACATCTGCATTCCTTGCAGATTTTCCATGTCTTGTTGTACTGATCGCAGTCTTGACAGATTTTAATTCTTTCTTGCCAAGTATTTTTCTGCTTCTTCTTTTGCAATTTCTTCTGTTGCATATCCTGCTGAAGCTCCGTCAAATCTCCAGAATCCTCTCTCATAATAAACTTCTATATTTTTATTTTTTGGTGACTTTTTTAAATCTTTTTTACTGTATTCAAATTCCATTTTATCTCCTAATGCAACTGCCACATTGTAAATATAAGTGTGGCTGCTCCTACTATAACTGCTCCTGAGCTACTTATTAGTATAGTTTCTATTCTTTTTATATTATTGTCCATATCGTCAAAACGATTAAACGCAGTTTTCCACCGTTCTGCGCATACGGCTTCATGTTTTTCTAAATTTGCTGCTACTTCTTTTACTTCCATAATTGTAATTATATCAAATTCTAAACCATAAGTCAAGTATTATTTTTCAATGGTATAGATTTTGACTGGTTCTGACTTTCCTTTGACCGTAATTTCGTCCAAGAATTTGTAGTCATATTCTTCTACTAAACTGTACTCAGAAATAATAACATCTGCATCATACTCTTTGCATTGGCTCTCTAGCCTTGCAGCAAGATTGACGCTATCACCGAGAACAGAATAATCAAACCGATTCCTTGAGCCAAAGTTACCAACAACGCAGAGACCAGTATTGATACCTGCTCCTGTATGTATTTGATCAAGCCCTTCTTCTTTAAGTTCTTCATTTAATTTCTCCAAAGATTCTTTCATCTCTATAACTGCCTTCGTGGCATTTTCAATTTGTTGTTCATCTTCTAAAGGTGCGCCCCAGAAAGCCATGATGCAATCACCCATATATTTATCAATAGTACCTCCATGCCTCATTATAATCTCAGTCTGGTTATCTAGAAAACGATTTATCAGACTGGTAAGACCTTGAGGATCTGACTGGTATTTTTCCGAAATTGGGGTAAATCCTCTTATATCTGAAAAAAGGAAAGTAAGTCGTTTTGTTTCCCCACCCAATCTCAGTAATTTTGGATTATCTTGTAATTTTTTGACCATATCGGGACTTAGGTATGTTCCAAATTGTTGTTTAATCCGAAGACGTAAAAAGTATTGTTCTACGAAGTTGTAAAAGGTCATTATCATAAATACAACCACTAAATTTACAAAAACAAAACTTACGTCAAGCAAGAGGTGTTGTGCGAATGCGTATGAACTAGTATAATATGAACCCGCTAGTACTGCAAGTAGAAAAGGTATAGAAAAGAATATCAAAGACGATGTGAATATTAAAATTAATCCACCTATCAGTGTGATTCCTAGTTCTGCTAAAATTGCCCAGTCTGGTGTAGATTTTGATTCTCCACTAAGTATAGAAGATACCGTCATGGCTTGTACTTCATGTGGGTATAGAAGTCCTGCTGGTGTAGCAACCTGAGTAGCAACACCTTCTGCAGTAACTCCTATAATTCCTATAAAGGCTCCTCCTTCATAATCAAGAGCTGATACTCTCTTGAATTTTCTATTCCAATCTATATAAATTCTACTTTGGGAATCTGATGGAACGAGGTACGGAGGCACGCGGAGCGCTTGAATACCGTTTTCGCCTACTTTCATTTGGTAGCTTTTTGAATCTTGTAGGATTCTTAAGATTTCCAAGGCGAAACTCGGGTAAAGTTTTGACTCTACGCTTAGGACCATAGGCATCTTTCTGACTAACCCGTCCTCGTCTGGAATAGCGGTTAGTAGTCCTACGCCCTTTGTTGCGGACTCCAGAATAGACGGAGTACGTAAAATTCCTGGGTATTGATATAGCCATGGGTGTGGATCTCCTCCAATTACTGCGGTTCCTACATGAGGACCGCCGCCTGTAGCATTATTTGATGCTACGAATGGTAAAATAGTATAAGTCTCTTTTAGTGCTTGAGCTAATACCTTATCTTTACCATGTATGTCTTTATCAGGAAAAAATATAGTAAGTCCTGATACTTGTGATCTGTAAATAAGTTGCGCGTAAACGTCACGCGGCAAAGGATAACCGCCAAAGTATTCTACGGTTTTTTCATCTATTTCTATTAGTAGTATTTGTTCATCTGTTGTAGGCTCACTTGACATCATCAAGTGATCAAAGAATTTTAAAGTTAAAAATTCGGTAGGTTTTTGAATCTGCAAAAACAGTAAACTACTTAAAATTAAAAGTCCTATTATCTTTTTGTACATTTTTGTCTCGCTCTATCCCACACTTGGTAGTTATTCACTACAACTAAAGTTGAGGCTGTATTCATAAATACATATGCTTTATCTGAAACATTTTTATTAAATAGTACATGTCCTTGAGCAACGCCTTTTAATAGTACCATCTGTGGTAAAGTAGGAACATCTCCTAAAAGAGGATTTGTTTCTTTTACACAGGTATATTTTAAAGCTCTATATGTAGAATATATATCAAGAACTTGTAGTGTTATAAATGCTTCTTTATGTAAGTTATGTTTTTCACGATAAGTTAAATTTAACGCAGGAGCGAAAGTAAACTCTTGTATTTGCTTAACCTGAGCTTTGCTTAATTCTGATGGTAGAGCCGCTGCCGCCACCAACAATAATATTAAAAGTTTTCCCTTCATCATCAATTCTTATATTATAACTTGTACCAGAGTCTAAATCAAGTCTAAGGTAATTGTTTACTTGTCTAATTAAAGTAACTGTTTCTCCTGTAATAAGTGTAGTTATTTGAGTCTCTGTATCTTGCCCAATATTAGTGCCTCGTATTTGTGTTCCGAAGCCGGTGTCTGTTTCTGTTGTTGCCTCTAATTGATCTATCTCTTCTATTATGTCCAATAAATCTTCTAGGAAGTTTACGTCTAAGTAGTTTATGTCTAACTCAGTAAACTCAAGATCATCTGCTTTTAGTTCATCTATAAAAATGTCCCCGATATTGAGATAGTCAATATCAAGAATATTCCGCTCAGTACCATCAGTTCCAGAATCTCCTGTATCCTCTCTTCCATCATTAGTCTCCTTTGGTGGTGTTACAATTAACATGTTATCTATTAGATCAAGACTCAGATCTAAGATAACTGGTTTAGTTGGTGCACTCTCTAAGACACTCGTGACAGTTGATTCGTATGGTTTATTTAGGACTACTGTACCAGCTAAGGTCGTCACCACAATCTCTCCACTACTTATTCCATATTCGTCTGGTAATAATATAATTAGAGAGCGTCCTAACTCGTCTACGGTTACAGTAAAGTCCGTCCCTCTTATTCCTATCTGTGCAGTAGGAGTAGATAATTGAATGTTTTCTTTATCTATGCTACCCAAACTACCAGTAATAAATCTTGCGGTTCCACTTGCAAAATTTAATGCCATTCTGGAATTAGAAGGATTCTCATCATAAACAAACTCATCTATCACAAGTTGAGAATGCTCAGTAAGTCTTACGATACTTTCATCTTCAAAAGTTATCGCTAGTCGCCCATTGCTGGTGCGAACATCGTCGTAGCTCTGTATATCAAAGTCTACAACGGCTGAGTAGGTATCGTCACGAATGACTTTACCTACTCCGTTTAATTCAGTAATGTCTCCTATACTAGCATGAAGTGGAAGTACCACCATCAGACTGTACAATACAAATTGTAGAATTTGAACCATTACTTTCTATTTTTAACCAATCTCTAGCAAGTGTAGAAGCTTGAGTAATATTAAAAGTATTACTACTGCCATCTAAGTCCAGATAAAAATATCCAGAGTCACTAGAGGTTGTACCTGCATAGCCACTTCCATCAAAAGTAATTTCATTAGAACTACCATTAATATCTAAGTAACTTATTGCATTTTCATAATCAATGTCAAAATTGAATTCGTTACTGTCACCAGTAATTATCCAATCAAGATCTAAGTAGTTAGCATCATCATCTTCTGCTACCTCTATGTCAAAGACATTACTTGATCCTGTAACATCAATATTAAAATCTGAATAGTCAGCAGTATATAAACCACTACTATTCATAAGAATATCAAAAACATTGCTATCACCATCAAAATTAAAGTAGCCAGTAACATTATCAGAATCAAATGCATCTGATCTAAATATGTTGCTTGCTCCTATTTGATTAATCGTTAAAGTCATAGCTGTTCCGTCTAAGTCTAAAGCAGTCATTGTGCCTGAAACTGCACTAGTTCCTCCAATCAGGTTTCCTGAACCTAACTGTTCTAGCTTTATTTCTGCGTTAGAACCTGTTTGCTGTATATAAATTTCATTATCTGCAAAAGCAAATAAAGAAAGAAATAAAAGTCCTAGTCTCATATTACATCTCCCAGTACGACCAGTACCCTTTCTCCTCTCCCTGTTTTACTAATTGAACAACTGCTGTTTCTATCGCTGCTTGTACGGCAATAGATACGCTTTCATTCATTACGTTTCCACTCTCAAATTCTACTAGTTTTGTGCCATCGGCAATAAATCTAAAGAAATCATTTGAAAGTCCTACAGAGAGGATTGATTTACTAGATAGTATCTCTAATAAGACTTCTCCAGTGCTCACTGAGACTAGCCTTAAAGAGATTACCACAGTATCCTCGCGGTATTGCTTGGAATTACCGATACCCAGATAACGGGCACCAATACCTCCTGATTTAAGGTTAGTATTATAATCAATAATACCTCCCTCTAAAATTACCCCTGCAAAAAGCAAAGGCGAAAGGTCAGAGTCTTCTTCAAACTCTTTCC